AGGGTTTTTGTTTCCCTAGTATTGAGTACAGACATCATCATTGTTGATGGTGGTGTTATGACAGTACGTATTATTCAGTTACCAACAGTTATTAATTTTGCTATGACATTAGTCAGAAGGTGTAATTCCTTCTCAAGCTTTGTGTAAGTGTTCTATTTTCAAGCTTTTTGGAAGTTTTCTACTTCAAGCTTTGTGGAAGCATTAGGGGCTGCGACTTTATTTATCGCAAGCCCCTAAAACACAAGCTCTGTGTGAGCATTTTCACTGTCGTTCTTAGACAGTGATTTTAACCGCCCTACTAGTTAGTGGTGAGTTCATGGTAGTGGACCTTTAAGTCTCCGGCGCGTAGCCCGAGCAAGAGTCCATGCAAACCCTCAGTTTTATGATATCTGAGAAGATTGTTAGTCGCAATTTTACAAAATCAAGTGTATACGTTATATAAGACAACATGTGGAAACACAGGCCTGGTCAGCTCGTCTGTCTAAAACAAACGTTATAAGCACGCCATTTTCATTCGTTAATACATACGTATCGGCTCTATCCGCAGCGTATAGTACAGGATGAATCTTACTAGGATTTATGACCATAATGGGGGTTAACTGCCCCCATCAAGCTGTGCGTCAGCAAGAGGTCCAAAGAACCTCGATTCAGAAACCAACTGAGTGTGTTGAAATTCAACATAACAAAAAGTGTATTACCTTACCTACCGTCTCCCAAAAGGATATCAGTAGTGAAAAAAGTTTGATGAAGTACATCTCGCCGCCATATAACGGAGATGTTTCCCATCTAGATATAGATGCGTTAGGGTACGCGTCTTCAGTCAGATCTGTTTGGCTCCAAGTTCAGAAGAATTTGTTAAGTGGCTCAGCCCCTTACGTAGTATGTGAGGGTTACAGTGACACTAGACTTATTTTTTCGTCTGGGTTAAGCGGAGAAGACATGCTTGGCTTATTATTGTTTAATAACAGTACTGAGCTTCGTATCCAGTTAGCATTGCATGCTATGCATTATTATGATGTAAGAAATGCTATTTGCACCATCGTGGGTGCAGAAATCGAATCAATTAACCAGTATCTTAGGTCTTTTGATATCGAGTTTCAAGAACATATGATGAGTTTTGATCATAATGTCGGAGAGCCAACTAAGGATTTCGCAAGAGGTCTATTTGAGCAATTTGGCGATGTAACTGACTCTATCGTGGAGAGATTTAAGAATATTCTCGGGACCATTCCTGAGTTTAAACATAAGGTCTCTTTTGACTTTGGGTCGATGTTCGGCACGGAATTTTTAGCACCTTTTTTGAGTAAAATGGGTGCCGCCAAGGATGCCTTGATTGAGTGGTTAGCCACTCCTGCAGGGCAATTTGTGATTGACTTCGTTGTTTATTGTGGTCTTATCTTTGTTCTTAAGAGATATACCGCAATGACAAGTATGCAAGTCAACATGGTTATCATTGGTGTTTCTTTTCTCTTACCACCTCCTAATAAGATGTTGGGATGGGCTTGTGATTTCTCATGGAGAGATTTACTAGGTGCCTATTCTGAACTTGTTCCTGAGGTTGGAGCAGAAGATGAAGTTCATGAGCAAGCTGGAGAGTTCTCCGGTTCAGCTCCCATGAAGCTCATTTTGAGTGCCATTTTTGGTGTTCTCATGGGTGAAGGATGGGTTGCTAATCAATCTGGTGTTAAACTGGTTGATGTGTTCATGAGACAGTCCTCTCAATTTAAGAAGTTGAAGGAGTCTATCGATGTCACATTTGATTTTCTCTTTTCTCTTATTGCTGGATTCTTAGATTTCATTGGAACAAAATTCGATATCCCTTATCTTAAGGGGTGTGGAGTGAAGTTTCCAGAGATTGATGAAATTCAGACAAAGTTGTGTGTTATTGTCAAAGAACTTCGTGAAGGGAAGAGAATTCATGATTATCCGACTTCAGTGGAGTTGACAAGTATGGAGCAGAGACTTCGTACTATGTTAGTGACTGTTGTTGGAAAAACCAAGGAGTATGAAGTTTATCGTCGCGAGATTCATGTCCTCTTAATGGAGATTAAAACTCTTCTAGAGAGGAATAAGTCTTGTGGTGTGAATGGTGGTCCTCGTGTGGAACCACTTTCCATCATGTTTCTTGGTCATCCAGGTCAGGCAAAATCTATGGGATCGGATCTCTTTATATATGAGACAATTCCCAAAGTATTGCCAAGACAGAGATTGGACGCCTATGAAAGAAGCAAAGACAATGAAATTTTCGTTGCCCATGCTGATCAAGGTGACTATTGGGATGGTTATACTGGACAGTTTGCTGTCAAGTTTGACGATGTTCTTCAGCTGAAAGATGCTGCAGGAGCTCCCAATACCATGGCATTGACTGTTATTCATAGTCATAATACATCGTCGTGGTATCCCAATTTCTCTGCTATCCCTGACAAACATAGTGTGCCATTTACATCGCGCATTTTGGTTGGCACAGACAACAATCTTCATATTGATAAGGTCATAAATTCCCTCAATTGTCCCAAAGCGTTCGCAAGACGTTGGGATTTTTGTTGGATGGTGATACCCAAAGTGAAGTATTGCAAACCCGGTTCAGACTTTCTGAAGGACCATGATGGTTCTGATAGGAAACTCGACATAAACTGGCTTCTTAAGTTAGAGGCAGGCAAAGTTGAGGAAAAAGTCGTCAAGGATATATGGGAGTTTGTTGAATGGGATTGGGGTAGAGGAAGAAGAGTACCAGGTGGTAGTGTCGTTGATTATGCCACTATGCAGAAACTTTTTATTGAACGTTTTAACGTTAAACAAGAGAAAGGATTAGCATGGTTGGAATTTCTCAATACCATGGCCGAAGGCGCCATATCCTCTCGCCGTGAGGAATTGACAGCTGAAGAGAAAGCTGCCATAGAAAAAGAGGCATTAAAGGAACAGGCAGGCCTGTTCGAGATGGACCCATTTGACATTTTGGGTATCACACCTGAAGCAACAGAACGAGAGATTGTTGCAGCATATAGAAAGTTATGCCTGGTTAATTCACCTGATAAAGGAGGTTGCCCAGATAGCATGATCAAACTTACTGCTGCGTTCAGTTTAGTTATGGATCCAGTATCGCGTTATGAGTACGCGTGCTATAAGGATCCAACTGCTAAAGGTGAGGATGTTTTGCGGAAGATGATTGAACTTAAACGTCAGTATTCCACTGAACCCATAGATCCTGAAGAAAGGATCAAGTGCTTTAAGGAGTTATGTGAAGTCGTTGAACTTCAGAAATTGCCCTATAAGACAAATGTGTTGCCAAGTGAGGATTTTATTCTCATGATGGCTGAGCGTTTGCATTGCAATCCTGCTGAAGTTTCAATGTATTTTTATATCCATAGGTTTGACGAGTTCACACCATTGGGTGATTACTACTTGTGCATTAAAGACTGGTTACTTGACCAGTATAAAAATAAGTTACAGAAGATTCAAGACGTCTGTGGTAGAGTTAGCCGAAAAGTCTTGGACATTGTCACCAATAAAAAGGTGATGGCTGCTTGCGGTGCATTTATTGCGCTCGGAGCAGCAATATGGGTGTGGATGAAACCGAAGTTAGATGAACAGACGGGATTGGCCAAACCTAAAGATGTGAAACCTAAATTGAAGAAGGGCTTCAAAACTTTCAGCTTTGCTGTTGGTGATGAGGCGTTGGCTTCTCAAGGTGGATCACTGACTAAGTCAGCCCAAGATTTGTTCAGAAAAGTCCAGAAGAATATTGTCTGGTTATCTGTTACGGAGAAATCTGAACCTTTTGGTTGGTGGACATTCGCTAAAGGCAAGTTTGCCACGCATGTTACCCATACTAAGGCCAAGATGGATGAGAAGGGGTTGAAGGAAGTTTGGCTTGTTAAGTCAGACCGATCTTGGTCTCAGAAGATTAAGGTTAAGGATATTACCTTGATCAGATGGAAGGAGAGTTTGAATGAGGACGATGGTTATTACTACGTTCCGACTTTAAATGTCAACTTCGCTGATATTACCCATTTCTATATGAATAAGGGTTCTCGTGAAGATGAGATTGCTCATACCACCCATTTTGGACATTTAATGGTCCCTGAGATGAAGCTCGAAGAAGGTCAGTTTAACCTGAAAGTGTGGGGCAGAAATGAGGCTATGGCCAATAGTTTCTCGAAACACGAGTACGGAACTCAACGTTGGAAAGCAGTCGATGCGATTTCTTATCCTATGTACACTGAAGCAGGAATGTGTGGATTACCATGGATCGTAACTGATCCTAGGTCTTCCCGTCCATTTATTGCAGGGTACCATTGCGCTGGTAACAGTAACACTGGTGTCTCTTTGATAATTTATGCTCAGGTGTTGCATGGGATGTATGATTTAGCGATTGCTGGTGATCTTTCTAGTTTGCCCGATGTTGAGATGGTGCCTGATCTTGAAGACCAGAGTGGACCTATCCTCCCAGAGAATTGGAAGGTGATACAAGAGGTTCCATATGAGAGAGTTAATTCTCGTTCTACTTTGAGAAGGACTCCTCTGTTTGAGAAGTGGTCGATTTGCGATAAGAGACCAGCTTTGCTCCACACTAAATATGTGGAACAGATGGACGATGTACTGAATGAGAAACCACAGGTTATAGACCCGTGGTGGAATGCACGTGAGCCTTATGGCAATAACAAGGCAGTTCTCAATCAGAAGGCACTTAATCGCATTGCAGATGAGTATGCTAAACACATGCTTCAGAGCTCGAGTAAGGGTGTTCCTTGGGAACCAAGAGTTTTGTCGTATGAAGAAGCAGCTGCTGGGTATCCTGGAATTATGAAGGGAGTGCCACGTGGTACATCTGCTGGCTACCCTTGGAACAAACAATCTCGTAAAAAGTATGGGTACTTCGGTGCAGAGGCTGATTATGAGTTTGACATGGAAGAGGGAAGTTTGCATAGAGAACTTTATGACAAGATAGCAGAAGACATCGCGATGATGAAACGCGGTGAAAGACCAATGTGGGTCTACCAGCAATTCTTAAAGGATGAATTACGTTCCTTGAAGAAAGTTACAGCTGGTCTAACACGTCTTGTTATGGGTTCGCCTCTTGACAAAACGATGACAGCGTCCATGTATTTTAAGGACTTCATGCGTTTCATGATCGACAATAGGATCTTCAACGGTATTGCTTTGGGTATTAACCCATGCTCTGTTGAATGGAGAATCCTAGCCAGTTACCTTTTGGCAGTTGGGAATTTCATGATTGATGGAGACTTCAAGCATTTTGATGCTGATATTCTGTACCAGATTGATGAGGCTTGGCTTAGAGTAGTCGAGTCTTATTATTCCAATTCAACGGAAGAAGACAGATTGATCAGGCGTATCATCTTGCATGACACTGCTCATTCAAGACATCTTGTTACTGTGGATTCAAAGAGTTACATTGCAGAGATTGAGAACATCTGTCCTTCAGGAGATTTATTGACAGGTATTAAGCAAAGTGGTTGTAATATAATCATTGCGCGTTATGCTGTCATGGACATCTTGATGAGACGAGACGGTTATCTTAATGGAGTGGATGATTATGATGAAGGGGTTCCTTTCAATTTTGAGGAGTTGGAGTGGAATCGCTTTATCGCTCTCGGAGACGACCATATCATGTCTGTGTGTGATGAACATGCTGCTGTTGTGAACCAAAAGACCTTTGGAGCTTCCATAGGTAGGATGGGTTTCACATATACTGATGCAAAGAAGACTGGAGAATTGATAGATGGTCACAGACCACTTTCAGATGTCTCTTTTCTTAAGCGTGGGTTCACTAATATCGAGTATTACTTGACTGAAGTGTTCGCACCTTTAGATTTGGATGTCATTCTTCAGATGCCCTATTGGATGGATTCTAAAGCTCCTGTTGGAACTCTTGAAGCTATAATTGATATTGTAGCAAAAGAGCTCGCAGCGAGACCAAAGGATTACGCCGAATGGGGACCTTTGATAGGTAGAGCAGCGTTGGATACCATTAACTATAGGTGTCCATATCTGCCCATCAATAATGATGTGGCAGAAATCTCTACTACGTGGAGGCGTGCTATTGAAGCATACCGTTCCACGGAGTTAGAATACTCCCTATAAGGGAGTGTCCGCGCCATGGGGGGCGCATTATAAATACCCCAGCCTTAGCAGAGGCATTCTGCTCGTTGGCCTGGTTGGCGTGCAACCAGGGGGCTTCTAGTGACCTTCACTAGACGGACCGACCATTTCCATTGCGGCGATGGCGGCCACCAAGGCTCGTGTTATGCACTTCGTTGATCTTACATGAGTATCAGGGGTGCGAGAGCAGGAGAGTTTCCCCGACGACGGCCTCGTCAATAAACTCCCCGTACCCGAGAGGGGTTTGTGAGATACGTAACTCTCACCTGCCACGTTAAAGGACAATAGCGTGGGTTTACAGAAACTCTTAGTCCGCAGATTCAACAATCATATCAGCGGTCGATAAGACCGATGCCGCCGTAGAGTCGGCAGCAACAACTACTTTTGTGGAAGATGGAACCGTTGTGAGAAACGACCTCTCCACTAGAGTTTTGAGTGACACCTTGACTTATGAGATGGCCTCTATTAGAGACTTTCTTTCTAAGCCACAGCGTGTAGCAACTTTGTCATGGACAACGGCACAGTTGCAAAATGCAGTACTTGGTGGTTATAGAGTGGGCCCGACCCTTCTTGCCAACACGTACTGGATGAACAAGATCCAAGGATTTGGACTCGTTCGAGGTGATGCTACCTTGCGAGTTCAGTTGACAGCTAACCCATTTCAACAGGGAAAGCTGCTTATCCATTTTCTTCCATGTGAGGGAGATTTTTCAGCATATGATGTCTCATATGAGCCAATGCACGACTCGTGTATAGCTGCAAAGAGACAACAACCATGTGTGGAATTAGATTGCCGTGATTCAGTCGCGGAGATGACAATGCCATACATAACACCTACCAACTGGTTCAATGTTAAAACAGGAACGTACGATTGGGGGACTTTTGTCATTACGATATTAGGGCCCCTAGCTGTCGGCGCTACTGGTGAGACTACAGTTGATGTCACTGTGTATTTATCCTTTGACAATTTTGAGGTTGCGGCACCCCTTGTGCCTCAATCTAAAGGAAGTGAGCCTAAAAAGAAGTTTAAGGCAAAATCTTTCTCTATGGACCAAGCAGCAATGGAGCTGAAGGCTATGCAAAAAGGGACCCCCATTTCGAGTGCTTTGAAGATTGGGGCGAACGTTGCAGGAGCTCTTGGTAAAGTTCCAATACTGTCCGCAGTTGCACAACCAGCAGAATGGTTGTTAGATGCTGCAGCAGGTGTGGCAGGTTTCTTTGGGTGGTCAAAACCCATGAACAATACACCAGCAACCCATGTCTCCCAGCAATACGGGAGATATTTAGCTTCGAGTGACGGAATCTCGAATGCTATACCCATTGGATTGAGATCCGATAATAAGATCAGTGTGACTGATCACCTCTCCATTTATGACAAAGATGAAATGTCATTTGAGTTTCTTAAGAGAGTTGAGACTATCACTGATACTTTGAATTGGACGACGAGCCAAGTGTCCGGGACATCTCTATTGTCTAGGACTGTAAGACCTGATGAACTATATCAGGCGGGAACAACAACCGCAGCCGGACATACCGCCTCTTGGCGATGTGGTCCTCCTATTTTCTATTTCGCTAAAGCCTTTAAGTTGTGGCGTGGCGGAATTCGAGTGAAGATTAAGTTGGTGAAAACTGATTTTCATTCCGGGAGGCTGCAGGTTACTTGGACCCCGGGTAATACCGTGACTACAACACCTACTTTGTCATCATCATTGCTCTCTATGAGAGAGATCATCGATGTTAGATCTGGAAGTGAATTCGAGTTTGTGCTTCCATACATGCTCGAGACTAACTATGCTGTTAATACAGAAAGCATGGGCCAGTTAGACATACAAGTGTTGAATGAGTTGAGAGCTCCTGAAACGTGCTCAGGAACAGTGAATCTTTTAGTTTATTTCTCTGGAGCTGACGATTTTGAGATGCAAAATCCAGGCTACGACGGAGTGTCGTCAACTTATAACTTACCATTTTCTCCCCAGTCAGGAGATATCCTTGTCGCAGAAACCATCGGTGGTGTCTCCGACGCAATTGTTACAACCGATTACGCAGAGGCGTCTATCGGAGAAATGTTTACCAGTGTCAAACAACTGTATTCTAGGAATAGCCAAATTTACATGAGGGCTGCTCCAGGAGCACCTGCTGCTTCAGGAATATTTTGTTGGCCATGGTTAGCATCTGTACCCTATGTCAATGCTGGTACTGGTGCTCTGCAGTCAGCTACATTTGGAGGCGATATATATTCGCTTGTTTCCCCAATGTATGCGTTCTATCGAGGCGGAGTCAACATAACAGTGCAGACAACAACAAGTGACACATCCGGAACAGGGAGGAACGCATTAACAAATGCGACTCTCATGCCGGTAGATCCAATTGCAAACCCGCAAGGAGTTTTGCAGGCGTCCCTTTCCACGGACGGCGACCCTGGTCCAACTGACTATCTGACTGTACGACAGTCAGGATTGCAAGGAGTTGCAATTAATCAAGCTGGTTTGGGGTTAGTCACAGTCAGAGTTCCGTATCTGGCAAAAACCAAGTGTTCGCTACTGATGAGACAGACTAATAGCGGAAACATTCCAGCAGACAGGAGCCAACCGATGGCGGCTGTCAACATGAGGGGCATCCAAGCGTTTGCCAACTTCGCCATTTTAAGATCGTTCGGAGACGAGTTCCAAACATCTTATTTCATAGGTTGCCCTCCCAGGGTAATCTCCTACGTGTAGGGTTTTCATGACATACCAAGATCTGAGTTTTACCTATCAAATTACAACACCTCCTTGAGTGGAGCCCCACTGCATTTACACCGCGGGTGGGGGTTTTTAC